AAAACAGAAGTTTGTTGAGCATCAGTCAAAGCCTCTAAAGCAATAGTTATCTGTTGAGCACGATATTCAGGCAAACGATATTCAGCAAGATAACTGGAAGCCAAAGTAGTCGGCCTAGTTAGAGAAGTAGTCAAATTATCTGTTTGAGCGTAAGCCTTGTTTCCATATCTAGAGACCAAAGCAGTATCAGAAGCAGTAGCCGTAGCATTAGTGCCAACAACCTGAATGTTGTTATACATCTGCTCAGAACCATAATCAACTTGCAGATCAATAAACGGAATACCTGTTCCGTTACCATAAGCCGCACCCTGAGAGTTAGTGTCAGCGAAAGTCAAAATTGTTGGTGCAGTAGCAGTAGAAGCAGTAGAGACAACCATGCCTGAGCTAGTCGCAAAAGGTGTTCCAAGCCAAGCAACATCATAACGAGTGGTAGAAGTGTTCACATAAGGGTTATATCCACCATCAAAATACTGGCCAACAGTAGCACCAGCAACAGCGGGTTCAACAATAATTCCGTTAGTCCAAAAAGCGACACCAGTAGTTCCCAAAGATAAAACTTGAAAATAAACACCTGCCGGAGTTCCCGACCAAACAGAAGTTCCCTGAACTAACTCCCAACCACCACCAAAAGTCCAACCAACAGAAGCAGTAGAAATAGCCGAGTTAGAACTATTCACCATGTAAAGGTTGGCTGAAATATCGGTTGCAACGCTAGTGCCAGGATTCGCATAAAAACTGAAAACAGTCGTGCCATTCACAGCACCAGTCGGATTATATTTAGTTGAGTTCACTTCATTAAAAATAAACCCTGTTTTGCTGGCAGTTCCAACAACCGCTGCAACGTGAGCCGAACCATTCTCATAAGGTGCAGATGATGAAATTTTAGCTGTTCCAAAAGTCCAGCCAGTCGGATAAGCAGTTCCAGTAGAAGTAGAAGCCGACAAGTTGGAAGGCGGAGGAGTCCAGTTCTGTTTAATCACATTCGAGTAAGTGTAATTAGTGAAAGACCTATCCTTAAAGGTAATTACCGCTGAGGAGTTGGCGTAAAAATCGCCTGGCTCACTACGAGCAACATTCTGCAAATAGGTAAGCAAATTATCGTTGTTGTTATTTACATCCGAACCCAGCAGAGTCACTCCACCAGAGTTAATACCTGCATACTCTGAAGCACCAAAGTTATTGACACCCAAAAGCCTTTTCATGCGATCAGTCGTAGCTTCAACATAACCCTGAGTTCCAGCAGTCAAAACCTGATTAGCGACCTTAAACAAAGCATCAACAGCAGTTACATTAGCGTTACCATCAAGGCCAGCCATGTCATAAGTGAAAGACCAACCCTGAATAATTCCTGTAAAAATACGAACATAAGATCCAGAAGCACTCTTAGCTGAGACACGAATAGTTCCACCAGGTTGCACCATGCTATAACCGCCAGCACCATACCAAAGGTCGCTAGAAGTATTTAGCGGGTCAAAACGCCTGTTGTTATTAGTGAAACTTACTTGCAGAGTTCCAGCAGAATAATCGTCAAGACTACGACTAATGCCCTTGCCGATAGTGACATTGCCGGCATCAGAAGTCACATCAACATAACCACTAGAACCAAACTGAAGCTCAATGAGATAAACAGGAAGTGTCATCTACGACCCTGATTGTTAGTGAAAGTCTTAGGCACATTCCCATTTTGTTTACCATACTTACCAATAGCATCAATAACCGCTTTAGGGTCAGCAGAATGAACATTTACAGTAATGTTATTGACAGTATCCGCATATTTGCCAGTTTTGCCAAAACCAAAGATATCTCCCTTATTATTTTTCATCTGTTCGGGAGTAAGCGTGCCAGTTCTAGTTCCAGTTCCAGCTCCTAAAAGCGGAAATAAGTCTTTAAGACCAAGTTTTAGACCTTCAAAACCGACTTTACCAATATCGGCAAGTTTAGGAATTGTTTTACCAGCATCTTTTGCAGCAGTGCCTAAGAATCCAAAAGGATTACCTCCACCTCCACCGCCAGGAGTTCCCTTAATTAAATTGACCGCCTTAGCAAGATTAGCGATTGTTGTTGTGGCAGAGGACAACATCAAAATACCTTTTAGAGCAAGCAAAGCGGGAAGCATTCTAATTAGCGAACTAGCAACATTAGCAAAACCCTTCATGGCATCTCCACCACCAAAGAGAGCAAAGAATTGCTTTACACCTTCAATAGTTTGACCGACAGCATCTTTAATGTCTTTAAAAGTTTTACCCGCATCAGTTTTAGGGTTAGACAAATCATCAAGGAACTTACCAACCTGATCAACTAAACCACCTGGCTTACTTATCTGGTCAACGAAATCTGTAATCATCGGCAGAATCACATTACCGAGCTTCTCTTTTAGGATATCCATGCTGTTATTGAACTTCATGAATGGGTCAGCCTGTTGAACTGCTGCACCCTCAACTTCTTTATTCAAATCAGCAATAGCATCCTTAGACTTTTTCAGTTCAGGGAACATACGAGTCAAAGCAGTCGTATTGCCGTTATAGGCCTTACTCAAAGCAGTAGCAACAGTATCTAAAGGCTTACCCGAAACAGTCGAAGCATCAAGAGCCAGTTTGAGAAGTTTTTGAGCCTTACCAACATCATGAGTTCCACGAGCCAACTTAGCCATAGAAGGTCGAAGGTTGTCATCCAAAATACCTGTTTGTAAAGAGAGAGACTCAATAAACTTGTCATTTTGACTAACCTGAGCCTTAGTAGCATGAGCATTCTTAACAAGCTGATTATTGAGGAGTTGAGTGGACTTCTGATCTGCTGAAGCAGCCTTAGCTGCATCCATCAAACCATCAGCAATCTCTTTTAAACCAAGCCCAATACCGATAGCACCAAGAGCCTTTTTCAGACCACCAAAACCATGTTGAGCCTTCTTAATGCCTGAATCATCAAACTTAGAAAGTAATTTAATAATGACTGACATTAACCGAGTTTCCTATTCACCATAGCCGCATATTTGGCTATTACTAATTTTACTTTATCCTGAGCATCATCAAGAGAGTCCTCAACATTCGGATAAATAAAGTTATTGAGATTACGCTCTTTAAGACCACGAACCATCCACTTACCTTGAGAAGTGACCCTATGCCTTCTGACACCATCTTTATATTTATATTCGCCAGTAAGTCTTTTAGCTTTACGGAACGAACCTTTACCAGCAATATCGGCAATCGCAGTCATAGGAGAAGTCACCCAAATAGCAATAAGGGGAGTAATAGTCCTGGAACGAGAACGACCTGATCTAAACTTTGTTGTTACAGAGTTAGCGGCCTTACCTGAACCCCAACCTAAACGACCATTATTGTTCATGCCCGATAAAGGTGCAGAACTAGGGATAACGCTTTTGATGTTAGAGACAATAGGTTTAGCGACAAGTTTCGCTTCCTTGACAAGCTCTTTTTTTAGACCAGCTTGCAGACCCTCAAGGTCACGAATCAAACCCTTGACATCATAGACAACAGATTCATCAGCCATTATTGCCCCGTTGAGCTTGAATAGCGAACATCATAGTATTCAGCATCCGGTCACTCTCCTGTAATAAAACACTAGGAGCAATACCAGTAGCAACCGCTAAATTAGCAATCAACCAGTGATAGGAATCAACACCCAAAGGCTTTATGCTTTTGGGTCATCCACTTCCACTCCAGCAACACCATCAACCCAAGCATCAAAGCCGAGTCCAGTCTTACCTAAACGAGTTAATGCCAACCAAGCGAGATAGTAAAGGTGACTTGCTCGCTCTAACTTGTCAATACCTAAATCAAAGTGTGTTTCCCACTTCACAATATCGCCAGCCGAAGTCGTAACCTCAACATTAGTGTTATCTGCTAGAAGGATGCGTAGGATAATTTGATTCATTAGGCAGTCGCTCTGCTTACTGTTCCGTTAGTCGGCCAAGTTAGAGAGAAGGTGCTCAAGTCACCAATCTGACCGCTTACAGGAGTTAGGTCATTTACCAAACAGATCGCAGTGTAAGCAGGGTTAGTAGCTGACACAGCAGTTGAAGTTGGCTTGATAACCACAGTTGCAGAAGTTCCAAGCAAAGGCCAAAGAGAAACATCTGGACCACCGGCAGCATAATCCTGGTTGAACTGAAGTGTTAGAGAGCCTTCCTTTAGACCAGCAACACGAGTAACCCACTGACTACCAAAAGAAGTAGTTGTGATGTCGTTTACTGATGTCTTTAGTTCAGCTTGAGTTAGATATGAAGTTAGAGCAGTTCCGTTAACTGTCACGCTAAAATCTGTTGCGACAAAAATTGCCATCTATTTTTCCTTAACTTGCGAATACTTGAACTGAAAACTCAGCACTAAAGTAGTCTATTCCATTTATTGACACTGCTCCTATAGCCGACAACTCTGGAATAAAGACATCAAACGCCTTACCCCCCAAAGTTCTATCCGACTCAATAGCAGTCTTAACACTACCTGCCCCATTAGGAGCAACTAGCACATCTATAAGATTCTGAGCTGTTCGCTCCGAAACACGACCAACAACAACAGTGACCTTAAACCCATACTCAACTAAAGCCTTCTGACTTGCCTTGTTATAGGAAACCTTATCCAGGCTAATCATGGCTGTCGGTGGATTCACAACATCAGGCAAAGTTGCATAAACTCTCAACCCAGTAATCGTTTGAAGGTTATTAGTTAAACCTGATCTAAGTTCAGAAATAGTAGCCATTAAGCACCAGTTCGCAGCAAACGGAACGGGTTAATCATTTGAGCAACATCCCCATCCACAGCAGAGCCAACACGAATAATTCCAATGTCCGAAACACCAGCAACACCTAGAGGTGACTCTAAACGCTTAAACAATCTTGAAGCCTGAATGATGCAAGCAAACTTAATCGGATCTGGAACACTAGGCCAACCCCACTGCCCTGTAACCTTCACCAAGTTAGATTCCTGCCATGTCGGGAAAAAATAGTTATAGACAGCAATCAAACCGGTAATCGGCTGATAAGCACCATTCGCATAAGTGTTCGCTGGAATAGTTTGAAAATCTGTTGAAGCCCAAATCTGATTATAGGTAATCGGGTTGCTTTGAGCAGTCCTAACTTCACTGATGCTTTGACAGTCGTCAATCCAACAGTTGAACGCATCATTAGCTTTGAAGTAACGAACCTCACCTGCACTCGTAGAGTAAAAATAGCGGTTACAGTATTGGTCAATCATGCGAGAAGCAGCGTTGATAGAGTTTTCGATTAGAGCATCATCAACAGTGTCAGAAATACGAAGTGCAGCTTTGACATCAGCGAGAGTGCAATATCCATTAGTTATAGCCAAAATAAGCTCCTAAAATCTAGTTCTATTTTACCTGAGTTTTTGCTATACGCTGTTTAAGTTCAGTCGTAGAGATGCCTGGAGTGTAAGGAACATAAACCAACTGAAACCTATGCTGATCTAACCATGCTCTAGTGAACTGCATTTGAGCGTAATAATCCTTTTTAGCCCAATCATCACCAATCACAATAAAGTCAGGATTCACAGCCATAATCGTTGGCTTAGAGTCAGCACCAAAATCATTACAAGTCACCATATCCACGAACTTAGTTGCCAACAAAACTTCCTCACGCTCAGAGTAAGACATGATAGGTGCAGAGCCTTTGTATTGCTCTATAAAGGCATCAGTATTCAAAGAGACTACAACCATGCCATCCTCACCCGCAATCCTCCTACAAGCCTTCAGGAAGCGTGTATGACCCGAATGAAGCAAGTCGAATGTTCCACCTGTATAAACTACTTTTCCCAAGAGTTATCTCTCCTAATCTGTAAACTCCAACTGCCCTCAGTCAAATCATTCTCAGCAACCTTTTTATCAAACAAAACATGATTACGCTGAAAAGTCGTATTGTTTTGAGAGTGAAAACCAGAGTTCAAAGTCGAACTATTGTCATGCTCCAAAACAGCGTGAATAAACTTAGCTGCAACACCATGAGCCATAAGTCTCCGCTCATAATCATTATCCTCAAAATAAATCGGATGAAAACGCTCATCAAACAAACCAGCTTTGAGCACAGCACCCTCACCCAAAACAAATCCCGACCACTTAGGCATAATACTCAAAAAGTTGATGGCTTCAGTATCAACCTTTTCACTAATCTTTTTTAGAGCACCAGGAGCAAGCACCGAATCATCATTCAACAAAACCCAATAAGGCGAAAATGGAGTTGTCTTGACAATCAGGTTCAGCCCACCGCCATACCCTAAGCCATGAGGAACTTGAATCAACCAAAGATTCTCAACTAGATCAGGTTTGACCGGATTGAACTCTCTTTTACCTGAGTTATCTACAATCACCAAATCCTTGACAGGAAAGTCAATAGAGTCAAGCAGTCTTTGAGCCAAATCAAATCGGCTATAAGTCAAAAACCCGAGAACAGGAATCAAGACACTAACTTCTCAATCAAAGGCTTCCAAGACTCCTGGTAAACCTTATTAGCATCATAATTCTTAGCGAAAGCAATAGTGTCAGGAAACTTTTTACGACCACGTTGATAAGCCTGTTCCAAAGCATCGACAATGCCCTGAACATTCGGCACATTAAACCAACAATGCTGACCAGCATCCCAAAAAGGCTGACCATTCACCAAGAACGAATCAGGCCCTGCAAGCTCAGCAGAAGCAGCAAAATTAGAAGTGACAATAGGCACACCAGTCGCCTGGCACTCAATCTGGGGAATGCCAAATCCTTCTCCATAGTTGCAGAACAAACCAACATCCCAAGCCGAATAAATAGCTGCAAGAGTCTTTTGACTAATCCCATACTGATAAGCAATCGGA